CTCTTTGTTTGTATATGATGAATTTACTTGTTTATCACTCATTTGTAATATATCCTCTTTTCTATACAGTTTTTTTGCTTTTATCATCTTTGAACAAAAATCTCTTGTCACATTTTTACCATCTGTAAACGTATCTTGTAATGGTGCATACTGATATCTAACTTTAAACGCAACATCTCCTACCGTTTCATCTTGTCCAGACTTGCTATTAGGTCTTGCAGTACCCGTTGATACAAATTCCCATATTTTACTTAACGTTGACTTATCTTTTTTTTTGTTTAATTCGTCAATCTGATAATCCAAAGCATCTTCTTCATCATAATCAACCTTACGTTCATCAATCAAAGTCCAGTTCTCTAAATCTTCATCTTCTCCAAACTCCTCCATAAAGTTATCTAACTCCGTTTTGCTTAACTGCGTCCCCGCTTCAATACCAGTTTCTTCTTCTATTGCTTCATCATCTTGTACTGATTTATCTACGTCTGTAAATTCTAACGGTTGTAATGTTGTGAAATATAGGTTTAAACTAATATCATTGTATGCTAATATCTGGTCAAAACTATCAATAAGCAACTCTTGAAAAGGTCTAATAACTGTATTATCCATTAAAAGTGACGCAGTCTTTATTTCTTCAGCGTTATTACCTAAACCACTACCGTCTTTAATACCTAATAACATTGGAGATACAATACGATGTGCAACCATTATCTTTTGTGTACTTTCTTCTGATAAGAATTGGTATTGATTGTGTGCATCTGATAATTGAACTGGTGTTATCTCTGCTTGACTTTCCTTATTGTCGTTAAAAGCAAGTATAAACTTACCCGCATTAGACGTTCCACTAAATTTATTGGCTATCTTCTTTTCAATTAGTTGCCTTTCTTGTTGGTTAGGAGTACCGTTATTGAAGTTAATTAACATTGATGGGGCCAACCCATTCATAATGTTATTTAGGTGGTAATTAGACACCTCCTCCTCTAATTCAGCGTACTGTAGGCCACCTTGATAATCAACGGGACTATAATAATAGAAACCACTCTTGTAAGGCTTAACATAATATATTTCAATATCCTCGTTTGACATTCCAAACGCTGGTATTCTTAACGGAACATCATTTCTCTTTATATTTGCCCAATCTTTAAAATAATAATATGCTGGAACATCTCCATCTTCATTACACTTTTCAGCACGTAATGTTTCAATAGGCATATGTTCAACTTGAACAATCTTACTTCTATCCTTTGAGTAAATTACTTGAATAGCACAATTACCCATTAACTTTAAATCATAACACAACTTTCTTACAACATCTTTTTTAAATAAAGATATCATTTGTGCATACTCGTTTGGTTTTTTGTTGCTATCGGTAGCATTTAAGCCTTTTCCATATATCTGTTGGCTTATTCCATTAATGGCTGCGTTGTTTGTAGGAGAACCGTTGTATCTATCGATTAGGTACTGGAAATAATCATTATCTGCACCGTATTCAATCCAGTCCTCTCCACTAACCTCTGATATTTGTGGACTTGTGTAAGTGCTTAAATTAACAAAGCCAAATTCTGATACCTTTGTTTTGCTAAATTGCCCTTTTTCATTTCGTTTTCTCATCGAACTATATATTCGTTATCGTAACCATTATAATTATTATATTGGTCTTTGTTTATATCGTACATTTTATTGTCTGTAACATCTTGGTCGGTACAGAATATTCTATCCTTGTAAATGATTTCACTAAACATATTGTAATCAGCGTTTAGAGGAATAAGACATTGTGGCGATTCAAGAATCCCACCCGTTTCAATTACCCTACTGTAAAAAAACTCTAACGTTAAATCGTAAAAATGATTCTCAACTAAATTAAATGCGTTTGTGAATTGCAGATAATTACCTACTTGCAATGCGTTTTCAATAAAATATGTTTTAGTTACATTTGTACTATCATCTCGCACATACGCAACAAAATAACTAACGTACTCTCTTGGTATTACTTTTAACGTTTGTGCTTCTGCACTTGTGCTTA